CTGACACCCAGGTGCGGACGTGTAACGCAAGGGTCGGTTGGGCCGTCCACGGGGAAGCCCAGCGCATGGCGGGCTGTCCCGCCGACAACCTCGATACGGCTGGCGGAGCCCGTGGTCGCGCTCTCGATGAGGAGACCTCCGTGGTCATCCCGCGCGCGCAGCGGCAAGCTCGCCGCGTTGAGCTTGTCGGCGAGCTCGGCCGCCGTGACGTGGGCAAAGTCGGGGAAGTCGCCGGCGCTGAACGTCACCGTGATGGGCGTGGCGTCGTCCACGCGGATCACCAGGGTGTCGCCGGGCTGCAGCGCCACGGCGCCCGTCTTGGCCTTCTGGGCGCCGCGGTCGAACGCAATCGTGTGCTCGGCACCGCACACGGCGCATACCTGCACCATCGCTCCGGGCGCAGGGGTAACTGTCATACTACGAATCGGCATGTGGTTCCTTTCATGCTGCGAGGACGCGAGTGGCGAAGAACGTGTCCGTATTGGCAGTGGTCACGTTTGCCACGACGGTGATCCCACTCGTTGTTCCGGAGATCGCAAGCAACGACCCGGTGACGTTGCGCGTGATTCCGATCGGCGAGAACGTGATCGACCCGCTAAACGCGGGATACATCTTGCGGAATGGAACGCCGATGCCGACCCGCGTGGAGTTGGCACTGGGACCGCTCCAGGCAGCGTACGTTTCGGTGGCCCCAGCGGAGATCCAATTGCCGCCGGCGTCGAGATCCTGGGCGCCATGGCCGGCAATCCCCATACCGATAGAGTTCGCCCATGCGTCGGGGAATCGAGCGGCGAGCGCGGCGTCAGCGTTGAAGCGCAGTTCGTTGTTATTGATCTCGAACTTGGTCGATGCCTGGGTCGGCACATCTTTGACCCACTCCGTGATGTCCCATCGCGCGTTCAAGGTGAACTCGAGCGTGCGGCCGGTGGCGTAGAGGCGAAACTTGTAGTTGTCCGACGTGCCGGCGATCTCCCAGAGGAGCTTGCGAATCCCCGGCGCCAGCGTGGTGGTCAGTGCCGCACTGGCGTCTCCACTGCCTCCATTGACGGTCTGCGTCGCATTGAACACATTCGCGACGTTCGTGCGTACCGCGGTCGCGTCCAGGGCATCGAGCTGGGAGCGGACGGACCCCACGGGTAGGTTGCCGGCGGCCTGTGCGCCGATCCGCGCTGCCCCGTCGGTGCCGGCGCCCTGGTCGGAGACGTCGGCGATGATCTTGCTCAGCGCCGCGAGCAGCGAGACGCCCGCAGGGTTCGCGCGACCATCGAGCCAGGCTGCGCGTGCGGCGGTCCCGATCCTCCCGGCGCCGGCGTCTGCGGCCAGGTCGGCGACGATTTTGTCCAGCTGTGCCTTCACGGTCGTAGCCGAGTTCGCGGTCCCGTCCTTCCAAGGACCGCCACCTCCGTAGAGAATGGCCGCCCCCGGGTGGGCACCGGCGGAACTGCCGACGTGGGCGTTGACCTGTGCGAGCAGCGCATCGAGCTGCGACTTCACGCTCCCCGCGGCGAGTGCGTTCGGGGCACCGGATGTCGCCGCGGCGCCGACCTTCGCGGCGCCCCCGAGCGCGGCCAGGTCGGCGACGAGCTTGTCGAGCTGCGCCTCGACGGATGTGGCCGGGTTCGTGGTCCCGTCGGCCCAGGCTCCGCCGCCAGCGAAGTCGATCGATGCGGCGGGGTGGCGGTCGGCGCCGCCGGTGACGTGCGCGTTGTGCAGGCTCAGCAAATCGGCGACCGCCTCGGTCGTCCGGCCACGGCGGATCGATCGAGGCACACCCGCTAGGACGAATGCATCCTGGCGTCGGGCCGTCGAGATGCGGTCGCCCAGGATTTGCACCTGTCCGAACCGCCGGGTGACGTCGGCGAGTAGGATCGCGTCGGGTCGGAGCTGTGGCGGGACAGACGCACCAATGGTCGCTTCGCCACCCTGAACCACGACGAACTGAAAGCTCTCGTCTCTATGAAAAAATACCGTCGCCGAGTTGCCGTCGATACGAGGGTCCGACAGCGCTCGATCGAACGCGACGAACACGGAGACGACCTTCTCCTTGTCCGCGGCCGATACCTCGGTAGCGACGCCGTTGTTGTCCCGGGCGACGTCCACATTCTGGAGGCCGGAAAAGAAGATGCGACGGCCGAGCTGATCTAGGATCGACGCGGGCCCTGAAACGTCAACGGTCAGGTCCGCGACCGCCGCATGTTGTGACACCACCGCGTTCGCGAGCACACCCGTGAAGCCGAGATCGCTGGCCAGGTTGTGGTCGGCGTCTTCCAGGTCGTCGAACGCCGCATCGAGCTCCGCCTCGGTGATCCGCTGCCTGAAGAAGAAATTCTTGCGTGCGCTCATCCGTGCAACTCCCACGTCTCGCCCAGCTCAGAGATCCCGAGCTCGACGTGTTCAATCACCTCTGGAACCACCGGCTCGACGATCCGCGCGTGCGTGTGCGCAGGCTTCATGTAGTCGACGATCTGCCCAAGCCGCCGGCGTTGCTCTGCGTCCAAGATCTGCGGAACGACGACCGCGAACCCGTACGCGGCGAACGCAGTCGAGGGCCCGAGCACCCAGTCCACGCCGAGCAGCGACTCGCCGAGGATCAGCGCCTCGGCTGTGTATGCGGTGATGGTGACCTCGAGCCCGAGGAAGAACCGGACCGCATTCACGATCCCTCGTGTCGTCCCTTTCTCGCGATACATCGCCACCAGCACATTCAATAGGCGGCGCTTGTCGACCACGGAGAGGTCGAACGGGAACGGGTTGCCGAGCTCGGGCAACATCAAGTCGAGGGCCGGATCCGGGGCGAGGTCCGGATCGAGGATGTCGGTGAACCGGTCGATGTCGTGGAGGACCAGGTCGGTGACCTCCTGGAGGCATGCCAGGAAGCGCTGCAGATCTCCGGTCAGGTCTTCGCGGCGGTTCATCTCGGGCAAGAACCGGTACAGGTCGAACACGCGGTTCGCGGGGTGAGCGGGAATGAAGCCGGTGAACGCGGCGGCGTTGTCGGGCGCGGCGAGCACGTGGCCGGCGGCGTCCACGATGCCCGACGCCTTGAGGCGGTAGACGGCGCCTGGTGTCAGCGGGATGTCGGTCAGGAGGTCGACCGCCGAGCTCGTCACGGGCTCGACGGCGACCACCGACCCATCGACCGCGGGCGCCGAGGCGCGCATGAGCACGTACTGCGCGGGATCGAGCGCATCGTCGGAGGCACCGGCATCGGCCTGCTTCACCGGTCGGTCAAAGCTGACCCGGACGCGCGCGAGCTCGCGGGCCTGGGCACCGACCACGCGCGGGCCGGTCATGTCATCGAAGAGGGCCAGGCTCACAGCGGCAGCCCCGTATCGCCGTTGGTGACCACCACGGTTCCCAGGGCCGGGAACTCGCGGCTGCCGAGGACCACATCGTCGCTGGCGCCGTTGAGCAGGAAGTCCGCCGCGCCGGCGCCGATCTTCCGCACGCCGGCGATGTCGCGGACCACGTTGAAGACGTCCGAGAACGCGACCTCACCGGCCGGGTCACCGTGGGCGTCCTTGATGTTCCAGCCGAAGTCGACGTTGGGGTTCGGCGTGCCGTTCGGCAGCGACACCGCGAAGAAGTCCGCGAGCGACTTCTGAATGGCGGCGCGGACAAGCGTCGGGTTCGCGCCCTGCCGCAGGTGGATGCTCGCTGCCACATGGACCGCGAGGTAGACGGGGTTCTGGACCGCCACCTCGAAGGTCAACGTGGCCGGGAACACGACGGTGACCTGGCGCTTCACCGCGTCCTTGAGGACCTGCGACGGCATCCCGCCGCCGCGCGGGACGACGAACAAGATCCCGGTGTTCTCGGCGATCCCCCGGTCCTCGTTCGAGGTGAGCATCAGCGCGCGGGCAACGGCGGGGAGGCGGCGCGCGTTGATTTCGAAGTCCTCGCGGGACACGCTCCGGTTCAGCACGCGGATCGACTCGGGGGCGAGCGCCTGGATCTGCGCAATGGTCTGGCGATCTGTGCCGCCTGACGCGGCCTGCGGGTTGGTCGCCGAGACCGACACCAGGTTCCCATTCGCGTCGGTGAAGCTGCCCTCGAGCTTGGTGAGCGTGCCGGCGTTGACGTTGCCGCTCACCCCGCCCCCGGTCTTGTAGCGGGCGGCGATCGTCCCCGCGGGGAGCGCGCCGTTGATGCCGTTGCCGAAGCGCAAGGTGGCGCGATCGTTCTGGTCAACGACGACGCAGAAATGGCGATCGACCGAGGTCGAGCCGAGGAAGTTCACGACCTCGAGGTAGTCGCCGTTGCCCGCCGTCACCGCGGCTGAGTCATCGAGGTAGGGCGTCGCAGCCAGCACGACCTCCTGGTTCGGTAGCCCGCTGGCCACGAACAACTCATCTTGCGGTTCGGAATGCTCAAGCGTGCCGATCGCGGTGGGCGGCGACATGCCCGCACGGATGACGAAGTCGGCGAGCAACTGGAACGCCACCGGCTCGGTGACGGAAGCCGTCAGGACGCGCGTGCCCGCGCGAAACGAGACATCGGCGGCCGGCGCGGCCGCGAGCGTGAACACCTCCTCGACAGTCGCTGCCCGGGCACCGGCCGGTCGGAATCCGAGCAGCTTGGTGAGCGCGATGAGGTTCTTCCGCTGGGTCGCGGTGAGGAGCCGGCTCTCGCGCGCCTGGTTGTCCTGGTACTGGGTCAGGACGTCGGCAACGAACGCGAAAAGCTCGAGCAGGATGTTGCCGAAATTGGCGACACTGAAGTCGGTCCAGTCTGGGAACACCGAGCCAACGAGGCTCTGCAGCCGCCGGCGCAGGCTGTCGAAATCCTTGTCGGTGTAGTCCGTGGGTTGGGCCAGGAGCCCCATCGCGTGATTCCGGAACGCAAAGAACCCCGACGAAGGGGCTACCTTCGTCGGGGCTCGAGTGATTCGATGACCCAGTCCGGCGTGGTGCCGGCTGATGGTTCAACTGTAGGGAATCTCCCAACGGCCGTCAATCTGCGATTGGCCGGACGTCACCGCGCAGCCGCCGGCCGGGCCGAGCCGCGTCCGCGTGACGACCTTCGCATGCGCCAGCGACATCGTCCTTCCCGACACCTCGCCCTTGGGGCAGCCCTTCCGCCACCAATGCGCCCGTGGTGGCCTCAAGGGCGCTCCAGCGCAATGCCGCGATCGTTTGGCTGCTCTGGCGGGACCAGCGCAGTGGCTATCCTGATCGGCCCGCTCCGATCGGCCGAGGTCGTCCGTCCCGGCGATCACGCCCGCGAGCCAGCATTCGTCACATCGAGTCGTCAAATCTACTTGCTTAGTCCGTGAGTGGACGCAATGTGTGTCTCGCGGACGGCAATCACGCCCTGCAGACTCACCAGAACGGACCAACAATGATGAAGGTTATCGGCGCAACGACCACGTACATCGGCCACGAGATCCCGGGCGGACACGGCGAGACGATGCAGATTTTGCAAGTGTACCACCACGCCATGCTCCCCGAGACCGACATGGATCTCTACGAGAACCATGCGTTCAACGATGACGAGCTCGAGCGCATCGGCGGTGTCACGAAGTACGATCGACTCGAGACCTATATCATCAAGGCCGACGGCACGAGAGCACCCATGAGCTTTGATCCGCGCGCCATCGATCTGGAGATGTTCGCGCATCT